AAATAAAACATTACTGCAAACATAGTTCCAAAGAATATCCATGCAGCTTCCAGATTGTTCATGTCGCTCCCTTACATATCCACAGACCATCTGTGAATACATAAAGTTTGACCTAAATCAAGTTATTTATCTACCTGAGTGTCGGCGTGTTCTATAACGATTAGATAACGCCAATCTCCTCAAGTTCATCGATGTGATCATCAATCGTACGATCCCGATAGTCGGTTTCAAGCCCCATACGACCTTCGATTATAGGTAAATGACCCGTCATGATTGACTGGAACAATCTCTACGCTCATGCCTTTTTTGCCAAAACTCAACACTACAAATCCCATGTTCCAGTCAGCTGAAGCATATTTAAGATATGAGGCTTTGTTTTTCATGTCCATTAAGTGTCCAGCCTCAATGCCCCAAATTGTTGAATAACGCCCATTTAAGCCAGTTTGATGCCTTGTAGCACCCTGCCTATGGGTGTGCCCACAAACAACGCTATTACCCCACTTTTTAGCAAGATTTAAGGCAGTTATACCAGCATGCTTGGACATAACCCCTTCATCCCCATGAGCCAAAAAAAACCCACGCTCGAACTCATAGGCTCGCTTATGGAATCTAATGCCTAAATCTGAGTAGCCCATGAACTTTTCAAACACCAATTCGGGCAATCCGAGCAATGATGGCGCACCCTTTAATAAAGTCGTAAATAATCGATCGGTGTGATTTGATCTAATGATGTCAGTGGTGCCTAGATCATAAAGAATGTTTTGAGCTGTTGTTCGCTCTTGATCTAATGTTTCAGCAAACTCTAATTTTGTGCCTTTTACCCAACGCGACTGAGAAGTCATATCTAGTTCATCACCAACATTTAACACAAAGTCAAACTTTTCGTGCTTGCTCATTTTAATGAGGTTGGCAACTGCTTTTGGGTGATGAAGTGGAATTTGTAAATCTGGCGTGATCAAATACCTGCGGTTGGCTTTAATCTTCATCCTCATCTGGAGTAGGAATAGTTGGGATAATTCCTTTATCGCCTACGATCCAGTCAGGCATTGATTCAGGATTATCCATTAGATAAAGCGCAACAGACTCATTAAAACCAGCCTTGCGTGCAGCTTTAAACATTTCATGTTTTGCAATGTAAAAAACCTCTAACTTAGTTAAAGGCTCAGGAGAACGGCGAACGATACGACGATTGATCTTTTTTCGTTTAGATGATTTTCGTGTGTTCGCCATGGGATAAGGCTACTTGCGATCTGTAAGAATTCTCATCATTTCCTCTTGGCGTGTTTCAATTCTTGCCAAGCGATCAGCTAATGATGATCCAGAATTAGGAGTTAAAGTCCACAGCCATCCTTTAATAAGATAACGCAGACCCGTAAAGAAAGCGACTAATACGGCGCAAATGCCAGCGGCGAAGCCAGCCCATTCGGTTGGTGTCATTTCGCATTAAGTCCATAATCAGCTTCGCTACCTGATTTTGGATCTAATGCCTTGGCTAATGGTGCAACTAATGCTCCAGCCAATACTGCTAACTCTGGTCGAATATCAGCAACAATTGCCAATGCAACTGTAATGCCGGAGGCAGCCACAGCTCTTAGGTATGACTTAATAGCAGCCTTATGTTTGTTAGTTAGTTTCATGCTTTGCCTCCTAGTAGTGGTATGTCAAAGAAATCTGAGTTGAGATCTTGGTCTGATTTGAAACTGATATGAATATGGTGATTATGTTGGTTGATGCCTTTGTATTTACGCCAACGCCATCCCAAAATCGGTGAAGCAATTTTACCTTCAAAAATTACATAACTGATGCGCCCATTATGTTTCCCGAATAATCTAATTTGATCTGCCAAATATGCTGGAATCCGCTTGTCGTCAGATAGCCGAGCAGTAATGTCCAATGCTCTAACGCAGGCTGATTTAGGGTCGGGGTTGTGATCGGATTTTGCTGATCGCATTCTATGCTCCAGAGAAGCAAGCCATCCATCACTTTTGCGATCCCTGTCGGGGAAGCAATCATCCACTTGCTCTCTAAATTGAACAGCAGATTTTGATAACCAAGGTTTCATTAGCCAAGCAAAACTGCAAGTTCATCAGCAGTCAAACCAAGACGATCAGCAATGGCTTGGCGTTGCGCTGCTTTTGCTTCGGCTTCGGCTTGTGCTTTTGCTACTTCTGCCTCAAACGCTTCTCTGGCTTTTTTGTCAGCAGCAGTTTCATCTCGCTCAATATCTACAATTTCGCCAGTTTCAACATTGTGTGTTCTTTCAATTATTTTCATATTTATCACGCACTTCCATATACATAGAGAGTTCCGCCTGTAAAGTTTCCAGCACTACTTATTATTGATAGGCTGGAAATCGTTGAAGTTCCTTCATAACGACCTGTTCCAATTTGTTGTAATTGTCCTTGACCATCGCAAGCACCATTAAAAGTTATTGATTTAATACCAGTTGAATTGCAACCTCTAATAATTCCACCCGCAGCAATATAACGACCATCGGAATTATTGGACATTAACAACATTATGTATGTTCCAGAGTTTGTTCCAGATTGGAAAACGCTTGAATTGTAAGATGTTTGTGCGCTAAAAGTTGCTGAGTTGTTCCAGTAATTTGAAGCAGTATCTCCATTTAATCGTAATTGAATTTGTGAATTGGCTGGTGCGTCTGCTCCATCAACAAAAAACATTAAAGAATTCATGCCTGAAATACTGCTTACAGTTATAGTTGAACTACCACTCATCGCAGTTCCGCCAGCGTTTATTAAAGAATAACTTTCATTAGATCCAGCAGGGGTTGTCCAAGCAGGAACGCCACCACTAACAGTTAAGACTTGACCTGATGATCCAATTCCAAGTCTTGTGTTTGTATTAGCTGTTGATGAACGATATTCAATATCGCCAAGAGTTGTTGATGGGTTTAGATTCTTGGTGGTTGTATCAACTGAAGTTCCAAGCGATCTAATAGCTGATGCGCCATCCTTGACCAAAGCGGTATCGTCTGGAGTAGTCCAGCCGTAGTTTGTAGTAGTTGCCATTTTTCTCCTATTATCAGGCTACGATTGTAGCGTATTCCCATGTCAAAGTCGTGCTTAAAGTATTCCAACGCTCACCTATTGGAACTGTGTTCCAGCGCATTGCCACCTGACTAAACGCCACAGGCGAAAGATTGATTGTCAGGAATAATTCATTAAAGCGAGTGCTCCAAGACCCTTCCATCAATCTTGTCATTATTAAATACTTCCCTAGTAAGATCGCTCAGATCTGGACAAGCTCCACCTTCGAAAGATTTTTTAATTACCTCTTTCTGATCATCTGTTAAAATGAGTTCTTCGCTTATTAAGTTTTCCATATTATCTAATATCACAATTCATTCAGGAGATCTTTGGCAATTTTATATATTTTATTTTTAATTTTTTTAATTTGCTTATAGCCTGGCGACCTATTTTTTTCGCTAGTCTTATATCCCATCAACTTAGCCGCTTCGCACTCATTCTTATTCTCTATATAAATAAAATTATAAACCTTCCATTCAATCAAGGTAAGCTTGTCTTTGATTTTTTTATGAAAGGATTCCACCTCAGATTCATAATCGAAATAAGACGAGGTTTCTTTTATCTCAAAGGGCGAATATTCGCTATCGTTGTTTCCAAAAGATTTATCATGAATACTCAGCGGCATTTTAATTTCCTGTGCCGACTTTTTGCTTTTCTCCCATTTGGAAAAGTCCATGCATTGAGAGCTTTGAGACCCATAGAGCGCGCAAAGATCACCACCTTGATTATGTGGACACTGCATGCACGGTCTAACAAACGATGAATAATTATTCCTGATTAAATTAGTCATCTGATTAGAAATAATTGTATTCAACCAAGGTCTCAATGGTCTTTTTGGATCCCACTGCTCCCATTTATTAAATATATGAAGTCTAATTTTTTGACAAACGTCGTCAAAATCCATCCAAGCAATCGCTGTCAATCTCCACTTGGATCTTCTTTTATTCAACTCTTCGTTTATTATTTCAAAGCATGACTCATAAGACGGGCGACCCTCGAAATCTAAATCTTTTTCATTTTCCATTTTAAATTGGATTTCTTCCCTTATTCTATTTCGATATGCTTCCTTGTGGAAGACGCCTCAGCTTTTAATTCTTCAAGAATCTGCTGTTTTGTTTTTTGCACTCCATCATTTTGGAATTTAAAATCATTAGGCGAAGAAGCAGATGACGATGATTCTTCCATAAGCGAAGCAAACGATACGCCCTTATTTTCCTTATAACCCTCTACCGAAACTCCCTTGCCTGGCTTTATTTTCGAAATAATGGAATGCAGATCAGAGCAATAATAGTCCTGCTCATAATTTTCTTCATTTCCCATTTCATCTTCCAGCGCTTCGGATTCGTCATTTTTGATAATTCTGGATGTTCTTTGAGCTAATTGCCTATTATCTTGAACGACTTTATTATCTTTAGGCAAATTCGCCGATGGGTTTTTATTCCCGAGCGCCTCAGATGAAGTTTTTGCACCACATTCCGCGCAAAACTTAGGCTTAGAAAATTTATACTCACTTTTTGAAAAACAATTAGAACAGTAATAATTCATATAATTAATTATAAATAAAACATTTTATTAATCAAAAATAAAAAAGTGTAAATATTTTAAATGAAAAAAAATAGTTCTAACCACCTCAAAGTAAAAGAGTTCGTAGAATTCGTCAAAAAAGAATTGAATAAAAAAAGTGGCAAACTTATTCTTAGAACTAAAATTGCAAATGGAGAAACACAAGATGGGGAGTTCTGCGAAAAAACCAATACAATAAGATGTAAAAAAAATCTTTCTTCATATTATTGGGTTGGAGTTCTTGC